GAGCGAAAGCATAAGGGCAAGTCTGGGAGACCTTGACAAGTTGATACGGCTTGAGGAATTTATCCATGGCGGTCCCGACAGCCGGCCCGATGCACTGAGCGGGATAGAGGGTATAATTAGGGAATTAGGGAAAAAAAGGGCGATAGAGCATAGGGATGTAATTGCCGAAGACCGAAAAATAATCAATGGAACAGGTTCAGACAATTCCGAATAGCATCAGGGACATCTGGGGTAGCGATGCACGCTATATCCAGCGATTCCTCTGTATCAGGGACAAGGTGGGGCGGATAGTCCCGTTCTTCTTCAACCGGACGCAGGTGGCATACCGGCGGATGAAGGGGATGGAATTGGCCAGGAGGCGGGAGAGGGACAGGAACGCAAAGCCCCACTACCTTGTCCTAAAATATAGGCAGGGGGGGATAACGACCGAGGAACAGGCGGAGAGTTTCTACCTGACGGCGACAAGGGAGAACCAGAGTCTTGTCACCCTTGCCCATGACAAGGCAAGCACGGTAGAGATATTCAGGATGGTCAACCTGTTTGACCGGAAACTTACGCCGGAGGTGAGGCCGGTCAGGGACTACGAGAACAAGGCCGAGATAGAGTATAAGGAACTCAATTCCAAGTTTCATATCGGGACGGCCGGGAACAGGACATTCGGGCGTGGCATGACACTTCAGCGGGCACATGGAAGTGAGATAGGATTATGGGGCAGGACCAAGACTGGTTATTCAATGAATGTGCAGGACATAGCCAACCTGATTGCCGGACTGTGCGAGGCATGTCCCTACGGCCCCGTGGTGCTGGAGGGGACTGCCCAGGGTGCGAAGGGGTGGTTCTATGAGACATGGAATGAGGCTAAGAAGGGTGGGAACGACTGGATACCGGTATTCCTGCCCTGGTTCATAGAGCCGATGAACTCATTTCCGTTTGAAATAGGTGAGGAAATAATCCTGACCGAGGAGGAGAAAAACTTCGTTGAAATGGTGGCAGGCAAATATGGCATGGCAATCAGGCCGGAACAGATAAAGTGGCGCCGTGCCAAGCAGAACAGCCTCAAGGGACTATTTCAACAGGAGCATCCGGAATGTTTTACGGCTGATACGAAAATATCATTTCCCGATACCAATGGTCTTGATGTTTATAGAAATAAGCCGGAATGTTGCAAAGGTGAAAATGATGTTTTCCGCATTGAGACCGGGTTGGGTTATGCGGTTAAAGCGACGGAAAATCACCAATTTATGCTATCTGATGGTTCTTGGTGTCAATTAAAATGTCTGAAACAAAACGATTCCATCAAATTATTGCCACCACGACTGGATGGAGAATATCAATATGTTTCATTAACCTACGACCTACCCATATTAAATAGTAGGATAAAAATAGATGAGGAACTCGCTGAATTTATCGGTGTTTTTATGGGGGATGGAAGTTTCTATAAGGACAAGAAGGGGAATTATTATAATCTAAGCATCGTATTTGACAGGCAGGATGCCGATGTCATAAGGAAGTATAAAAATTATCTAATTAAGGTATTCGGCAAAGTCAATGAAAGATTGACCGGGTCGAAGGATGGCGGGATAGAATTAAGGGTATCAAGCAAATGGTTGGACGTGCTGTTTGTTTCGTTGGATTTGGTGAGGCGGACAACCCCATCGGGACTCAAGAGTTCCGGAATAAAAAGAAAGGTTCATGTTCCCGACTATATTTTACGAAGCCCGAAGAGCGTGATTGCCTCTTTCTCAAGGGGGCTATTTGATGCCGATGGGTTTATCGGATACAGATATCCCCAGGTGAAATTCTTTACGAAATATGAGGATTTTATGAGAGACATTCAGTTATTGTTATTAGGGTTCGGCATTACGGGTAAAGTAAATGCGGTAGTTAAAAAACATACTGATGGGCACAATTATGTTGGCAGGGAATTATGTTTGCGGAAATCGGAAACGGAAGCATACATGAAGGAGATAGGTTTTATTTCAAAAAGGAAAAACAATAGGTGGATAAATAGAATACCTTTACATAGAGGCGGATGGAAGGGACATGGAATCGTATTTATTGACAAGATAAAGGAAATCAAATATATCGGTAAGGAATTGGTTTTTGACAGGGAGGTAATACCAGAACATTATTATTCTGCTAACGGATTTTATGTTCACAATTCTGATGTCACCGCCTTTCTGGTCTCCGGCCAGCACTACTTTGATATATCAATCATAAACAAACTGGTTGAACTGTGCAAATCGCCGATAGAGGTAAGGGATGACGGATGCCTGACTGTCTGGGCCAGGCCGGTTGAGGGGCATAGGTATATCATAGGGGGTGATGTAGGGGAAGGTCTGCCTAACTCCGACTTCTCGGTCGGAGGGGTGCTTGACTACGAGACCTGCGAGCAGGTGGCCTGCCTGCGGGGCAGGTGGAAGCCGGAGGTATTCGGTGAGAAGATGGCGAAACTCGGATATGAATACAACACAGCATTGCTGGCTCCGGAGGCGAACAACCACGGGCATAGCACGCTTAACACCCTACTGAATGCCATCCACTACCCGCGGCTCTATTATCATAGGGACTATGATACCACCAGCCAGTCCACCAAACTCGGCTGGCAGACAAATGCCAAGACCAGACCGACCATGCTTAGTGGCATAAAGATGGCGGTTGAGGACAACCTTATGAAAGTCAACTGTCCGATATTCCTGTCCGAGTGCCGGAACTTCCAGGACTCGGGCGAGGGAAAATACGAAGGCGACCATGATGATACAGTTATCGCCTGGGCCATTTGCTGGTCTGTTAGACAGATAGGTTTTGGCCCCGAGCCGAGGGTATCGATGATATAAGGAGTAAATATGAAAAAGTCAGAATGGTGCTTAGTTTCCTGTGATAATTGTGATGGGGATGGATGGAAATTGGAGATGTTACCATGTTATGAAGGAACGATTTCCAGAAAGATAATATGTCCCAAATGTAATGGGATGGGTAAATACTTTATTCCAATGGATAAGGCATTAAAGAAATATCCGAAGGTAATAACGATATGAACAAACCCAGGCGGTGCCTTGTCTGCGACAGGCCAATCAGGAAGCCGAGGCATGTCCACGAGAAGTGCCAGGGTGGTGAGGATGATATCGGGGCCTGCGTAAGCAGGACAAGGCACACTAAGGGAAGGAAGGGAATACGGTATGACCCGTAAGGGGCGGCCGCGCCACTACGACATTTTAGAGAGAGTGGTGCCGAAGGGGTGCGGAAGTAACGACCTGTTGAAATTGACGCAGTTCTTCTGGCGTAATGACAAGCCGATACAAAGGGACTGGTTAGTGGAGATTGGACAGGACGAAAAACACGCCGGTCTGATATGGTGCCATCTTCCGGACGAGGTGAGGCGGGCGCTGGTAAGTGATGTGGATAGGTGGAGTGGGAGGGTTGACATTAATATATTTAATCATCAGATAAAAGGGAGGTGAGCCAATGATAAGCCGGCAGGAGGAGAAGGAGAGGGCGTTCATCAACTTTATTACTGCCAAGGCGAAGGAATTCGTGGGTAGCAATTTCTACGGGCGGATGGTAATAGAGATGAAGGCGGGCAATATCGTCTTCATCAGGACGGAGCAGACGACACAGATGGAGGACTTGATAGTCAAGGAAAGTGGTGGTTAAGATATTTTGCATAAAATAATATTATTTGCTTGATTTCAAATAATGGCACTGTATACTTTATAACATATAAATGGCACGATGTAATTTACGGTCTATAAAATTGAAACCAGTATGCACTAAGAAGATTTAAGTAGGCAAGTTCGGATAGCGGAAGAACCGAAGTCCGGGCGACAGTCAACCGACTGCCGTTCGGACTTTTTTATTTTGGTCACGAAATGAGCAAGATAAAGCGGATAGTCAGATACAAGCCGCCTGCCAAGAAGACAATTATTCCCGTCACCATAGAAAACAAGGCAGTCGCAGTCAAGCCGATATTGGATGAGAACACGCGAAGGTTTCTTGGGTTTGAGAAGGGCATCGGGAAGTTCCCGGCCGACCTGACATTCTTCCAATCGCTGAGGATGAGGATGTCCGGCGAGAATGTTATCGAGCCATATCGCCAGCACGTCTGGGTGCATGTCGCCGTCAACACCATTGCCCAAAGTATAGCGTCCATCCCGTTCAAACTGGCGAGGGGCGAGGTCAAGAGCCCGAAAATCATAGAGAGCGGGCCGATATACAATCTCTTTATGAATCCCAATCCACACATGAGCCGACACCAGTTGTGGGAGGCGACGATGATTTACCTGGAACTGGAAGGCGAGTGCATGTGGCTTCTTGAGAGGCCGAAGGGTGCCGAGAATAAGTATAACATCCTACCGACCGAGATATGGCCGGTAAGCGGTAAGAATTTCAATCCGGTAATAGAAAATAACGTGTTTGTCGGGTGGAAATACCAGCCGATGGGAAGCGCCAAGGAGGAATACCTTACCCTCGCCCAGGTGATACAGTTCAAGTATTTCAACCCATACAACTACTACCGGGGACTGTCCCCGATAAGCGCCGCGAAGATGAGCATCGACCAGGACTGGAACGCGGCGAAATACAATCTCGCCTTCTTTGAGAACTCGGCCGACCCGGGCGGGGTGCTAACCTACAAGGGCAATACCGGTCTCAATGACGACCAGCGGAAGGCAATCCGCGAGGGGTGGGAGGACAGGCACAAAGGTCCGAAGAACACCAGAAGGGTGGCACTGCTTGAGGGCGGGATGGAATACCAGCAGACGCAAGTGAGCCATACCGACATGCTTTTCCTTGAGGGCAGGAAATACAACCGGGACGAGATTTTCGCCATATACAAACTGCCCAAGTTTGAAGATTTGAACTTTGCTACGGCGAAGGTAAACGAGAGGTCATTCTGGCAGAAGACGCTCATCCCGAAGACGAACTACCTGATGGACATTCTTGAGGCAAAGGTATTCAAGTTCATAGAGGGTGGGGAGGTATGGGGATATTTCGACACGAGCGTGATTGAGGCGCTCCAAGAGGACTTCAATGCCAAGGTGGAGACTGGATACAAACTGTGGCAGATGGGATATCCCATAAACAAGGTGAACAAGCGTCTTGAGATGAACCTTGAGCCGGTGCCATGGGGGGACGAGATATTTGTGCCGTTCTCAATGACGCCGATAACATCACTGATGGGCGGGGAAGGCAAGCCACCAGAGGAGACCACGCCGCCCGCACCCGTGCAGGAGTCGGCAAGGAAATTACTACCTGCCAAGTCAACTCTCAAGATGGACAGGGACAAATACTGGAATGGGTATGTGAAGATGATACTCGACCCGAATGAAAAGAAGTTTCAGAGCAAGATAAAACGGTATGTCTTTGAACTGAGGTCAGAGCAGTTAAAGAGACTGGAGAGTGGGAAGACGGCCGAACAGCGGACTGCTGTCACTAAACTTGACTCGTTTGAACTTGACCAGGTCCTGTTCGCACAGCAGGAGTGGGACAAGAAACTGAAGGCGCTTACCCGTCCCCTCTACGAGACGATAATGACGATGGCGGGCGAGCAACTATCCGAAGAGATGGGCGGACTGTTCCAGTTCAACCTCACCGACCCGAAGATGCTGGCATTCCTTAATGAAAAACTAATAAAAGTGACTGACATAAACGATACGATAAGGGGCAACCTCAGGGAATCGTTGATGGAGGGCATAAATGCCAAGGAGACGATAGGGGAACTGCAGGACAGGGTGAGGACGGTATTCAACTTTACCTCTAACCGTTCGCTGACCATAGCGAGGACGGAGACGGCCCAGACCGCATCGGGGACGAGGTTCCTGGTGATGAAACAGGAGGGGGTGGAATACCAGGAATGGCTCAGTGCGAGGGATGAACTGGTAAGGACGACCCCGTATAATCATGCCATTGACGGTGAGGTTGTGGCGGTTGGCGACAGGTTCTCAAACGGACTGAGGTATGCGTCTGATGTAGATGGTGCGCCGGGGAACGTGATTAATTGTTTTATAGAGGGAAGAACTAAGGTATTTACTGACAAAGGATTTAAGAGTATAGCCCATATAAAAAGTGGGGACTCGGTTTTGACCCATAATGGTAGATTCAAGAATGTAACCAGGATATTCAAAGGAAGATTAAAAATTGGTTCGGAAGTAGTGAGAATAATATTACCAAAACGGCATGGTCGTTGCAGAAAAGGTGTGATAACCACTACTCCTGAACATAGATTTTTAACTCAACGGGGATGGGTTGAGGCGAAAGATTTGATGCAGACTGATAAGTTAATGATAATGGCTGGATTCTGTGGACATTGCGGAAAGAAGATTCCTTATTACAGGAAGTTCTGCTCAAAACTTTGTTGGAGTAGAAAAACAGTCACAGAACAATGGAAAAACCCGAAGCACAGGGAAATCATTAGCCAAAAAGCATCAATCCAACTAAAAAAGGAATATGCCAACGGCACGAGAGACAGGAATGAGATAACGAAGGTGGCGAGAAAGAAGTGCTTTGAAATATACGGTGACGGTGGATATCTGAAATATGACCCGTCGGTTCACGAGAAAGGCAAGCAAGCAATCATAAGTAAATACGGTTCCACATTGAACATGCTTAAGCAGAAAGCATTTTCGGCGCTTGGTAAGGCGGGGTGGTATGGTTCATCTCTTGATAGGGCGATGCAGAGATTTCTTGATAATAACGGACGCAAATATATCCAACAACACTGGGTGGGAAGGAGGCGGGTGGATTTTTATTTGCCGGACGAGAAGATGTTTATTGAATGCGATAGTCAAGCCTATCATAATGATGCACAAAAAGAGAGAAGGAGAGACTTGGAAATTCTACTGCAACATCCTGACCACCAAATGGCACATTGCAACTACGGTGGGAAAAAGCCGAGGTGGGAATTCTTTGACCTGAAAGCATTGAATCATTCGGGAACTTATGAGTTCACCGAGATTGACATAAAGAAAATAGAGAAATACCAGATAAGGAAAACGATGCCATTGTATAACTTTGCGGTTCAGGATGATGAATCATATCTGGTTTATGGAATTGTTAGTCATAATTGTAGATGTCTTTGCACATTTTCACGGGCGCCCAAGGAATAATAAATAAGGAGGAACGGTATGGAATTAACGAGAAAGGTAATGAACTTTGATGTGAAGGCGGTTGAGGGAAATGACAACGTCCTCGAATTCACCGGCTCGGACGAGACGGTGGACAGGGCGGGCGACATAATGACACTGGAGGGATGGGACCTGGAATCATACCTAAAGAACCCGGTCTTCATGCTATTCCACGACTATCGCTCCCTACCGGTTGGCAAGGCGATTGAGGTGGTGAAGGATATGACGGCCAAGAAACTGAGGTTCAAGATAGAGTTTCCCACCGAGGACGTCTACCCGCTGGGACAGACGGTCAAGAAACTATACCAGAACAAGTTTCTCAACGCGACATCGGTCGGCTTTGTTCCGAAGAAGTGGGAGGCAAGGACGGACGAGTCAGGGAAGGAGGCCGTGGGAAGGAAATACCTTGAGCAGGAACTTCTTGAACTGTCGGCCGTCCCGGTGCCGTGCAATCCCAATGCCCTGATGGAGTCCTGTGGTAAGGGAATATTCACGGCTGACGAGTGCGTCAAGATGGAGGAGAGCGAGATAATCTCAAGGGAAACACTAACGGGCATACTGGAAAAACTCGGTGTCAGTGTCGTGATTAAGAACGCAGAAAATAAAATATGGGAGGACGACCCGGACTGGACTGAGATAAGATATCGGGTAAGGAATCCCGACCTGTTCGTAAGTAATAGTTTTAGGCGTAAGAAAATGCCTGGTATTAATATCTATATGATACTGGGAAAACTTAAAGGTTAATAATATGCCAAAAGACAAAGAAAACTCATTTTATAGTAAAAAACTTTCCGAAGAACACAAAAAGAAAATAGGTCTTGCTCATAAGAGTTATATGAAAAGATTAGGACTTACCTTCAAAGGGAAAGAAAATCCATTTTATGGAAAACATCATACCGAAGAAACCAAGAAAAAAATGAGTTTAGCAAAAACAGGCAAAAGACTTTCTAAGGAACATATTGAAAAATGTGCTCAAGGACATAGGGGCTTAAAATATCCGCCTAAAAGCGAAGAGGCAAGACTTAAAATAGGCATAAAATCAAAAGGTCATAAGATGCCAGATGTAACCAGAAAGGCATTGTTAAAATCCCGTTTAGGTATACCACTATCAGCAGAACACAGAGAGATAATGAAAAAGATAATGTTAGGCAATAAACATGGGCAAAAACCCAAAGGATATGAATATAAAACTCCTATTATGAAAAATATAAGAAATTCTATTAGGAATCAACAATGGAGACAGAATATTTTTATTAGAGACAATTTTACTTGTCAAAAGTGTAGAATAAAAAGCGGATGCGGTCATAAAGTTAGTTTTGAAGCACATCATATTACATCTTTCAAAAGTCTATTAGAAGAAGCCAAAAAATATATGCCATTATTCTCTCTTTATGAAGCCGCAATGTTATATTCCCCGTTATGGGATATTAATAATGGTATAACTCTTTGTGATAAATGTCATGATTTAACCAGAATGGTTAAGAAGGAGAAATTATGAGCGAAGAAAAAAAAGATGAAGGATATTTTATCCAGTCCCTCCGTTTTCCTAAGCCCGAATGGAATCTTGAGAAGGCGAAGAAGTGGGTGGCAGAGCATCCGGACATCGGCAAGTCCTTTGATGACAAGTTACCGGAAGTCGGTTATCTTGACGATAAAGGAAATGTTATAAAACTGGAATGGATTGACTGCGATGCCGAGGGCAATCCCATCAAGCAAGATGATAATAACAAGGTAAAAGTTGAAGTGGCAACCGAGTCTGAAGGATTGAAGGAAATGATTGTCCAGATTCTTAATAGCATTGAACACGTATCGGTCGAACAGAAGATGATTCTGGAAGAAGTAAAATCAATCGGGCTAATGAAGGATGTTATCAAGGAAATACTGGCGAGACTGTCCACCAAGGATGCGGGGGATGTCGTTCCCGTGGCCGATTCCGGCGACAAGCCAAAAGATGAGGCCTCAGGCGGGAAGGGCGTGTTTTCCGTCATTCTTGACATGGGGAGCAAAACCAGCAAGAACCTTGAGAAATAGACAGATAGGGAAAAAGAAGGAGGAAATAGTAACCATGGAACCAAAAGAGAAGGAAGCAATGGAAATGCTGACCAAGATAAACGGCGGCATTGACGGGTTGAAGGGCGACATCACCGGTGTTAAGGACCAGGTGGCGTCCCTTGACCAGCGCATCGTGGTAGTCGAGAGTTCAATGAAGTCCCGGATACCATCGGTGCCCGGCGTGGACGGGGGCAAGGAAAAGTTCTCGTTCCAGAAGTTCTTCAACGCCATAGCGATAAAGGACTGGACCGACGCCGGCTACGAGAAGTCGGTTTGTGACGCGACCAAGAAGGTAATGACTGTCGGCGCTCCCACGGCTGGCGGATACCTCGTTCCGCCAGAGGCAATGACGGAACTAATTCCCCTGCTCCGTGCCAAGAGCGTCTGCAGGGAACTCGGGGCCACCGCACTGGACGGCCTGACCGGTTCCCCGGTAACCATTCCGAAGCAGACGGGCGGGGCGACCGGCTACTGGGTAGCTGAGAATGCCGCAGTAACCCCAAGCGACCTTGCCACCGGGCAACTTTCGCTTACTCCCCGGACAGGAGGCGCATTGTGCGTGATGTCCAACCGGCTATTAAGGATGAGCAATCCCACGATTGAGAGTGTTGTCAGGAACGACATAGCCAAGACCCTTGCCAACCTTCAGGACCTCGCGGCACTGAGGGGGACTGGGACGGACCAGCCCACCGGCATAGCCAACACTGCCAACATCAATACCAAGGTGCTCGGAGCGGCCGGCGCCATTCCCACCATTGACGACATCGAGGCGATGCTGTTGGAGATTGAGGTGGACAATGCAGAGGCCGAGACTATGGGCATAGCGGTTAATCCGAGGATTTGGAGTGTTTTCCGCAGGATTAAAGACCTGGATGGGAAACCACTGCTCGTGATTGACATAGCATCGCCGTTTAAGGGGACGATATTCGGGATGGCAGTCAGAAAGACCACCCAGATACCGGTCAACCTGTCCAAGGGCGGCTCCACCAACCTGTCGGAAATCTACCTGGGCAACTGGGCCGACCTGGTAATCGCCACATGGGGTGGTATGGAGGTCATGGCCTCCCAGGAGACAAGCGACGCGTTTGCCAAGAACAACACCTGGATTCGCATCCTGCAGGATATCGATGTCGGGCTGAGACACCCCGAGTCGTTCTGCCTGTGTGCTGATGCCAAGATTGCGTAGTTTGTATTTTAGGCGGGGGCGGGTAGTCAGATATCCGCCCCTTCCTTTGTTATTATTAACGGGGCAAGAAAGGAGAAAATGGTATGCCTAAATACGTGGTAAGGAAGGGTTATGTGTTTTTCCTCGGGGAGGGCGACAAGACGGTTACCAAGAGGGCAGGGGAAATCATAGAGGTGACCGCCGACAAAATCAGGGGGCAGGACTGGAAGGTTGAGGAGGTCAAGGAAACCGCACCAGCACCGAAACCGGAGCCGACCCCGGCACCGGCCAAGGCGGTGGATGCGCCACCGGTTGACAAGGCGGTTAAGACGCCACCGGCCAATAAGTCAATAAGTAACTCTGCGGCGAAGAAGTCCGGCAAGAAGTAATTGCTGTTAGGGACTTCCGCCGATAGCGGGCCTTGTGCCCGCGGAATCATATATAAAAGGAGCAAGGCAAAATGAACCTTACGAATATCTACCGGGTCAAGCAATACATGAAGTTCGGATTCACCAATATTGATGATGACCACATCTTCAACCAACTTGTCCAGTCGGTATCCAAGATGATTGAGAACTCGCCGCTATTTGACCGCTATGCGGAAAAAGTGGAGAGGACGGAGACTTTTGATACCGAGTATGGGCAGGAGATATTCCCGCTCAGGGGCGTGCCGGTTGACACCGCCCTGACGTTCAAGGTGTGGCACGATATAGCGAGGGACTACGGCGACACCGCCCTCCTTGACGCGGACAACTACTATATTGAGGGGGCGACCGGAATTCTGAAGGTTGACAACTTCACGGTGGCCAAGGGGAAGGGCTCGCTCCGGGTGCAGTATACGGGCGGACTGTCCCCACACACCGACCGGTTGACCGGGACGATTGAGACGGTCAGTGGGACATTCACATCGGGCGAGTTCGTTGGTGGAAGCCTATCCGGTGCGAGGGGGAAACTGGTCGGGTCGATAACGACCGGCGACACCGCCATAACGATAGTCGTGATAAACGGTATATTCGAGGCGAACGAAACGATTACCGGAGAGACGTCGGCAAAGACCTGCAAACTGAAGACGATTACCCAGACACCCCTGGTGATGTCGTATCCCGACCTGGCGATGGCCTGCGACATGCAGTGTGCATTCCAGTTCCAGAGGAAGACCGAGGTAGGGCTGAGGAGCGTAAGTGTGGAGGGTGGTTCCATAAATACGTATGAGCCGACGGAGTTTTTACCCGAAGTTCGAAGGGTTCTCAGTTCATACAGAAGGATAGGGAGTATCGGATAGGATGTCAATCGAGATACGTTTGGATTTGGAGGGTTTTAATAATGCTATTTCTGCTTTCCCCGGAAAACTTCTCGTTGAGATGCGGAAGTCATTCCGGCAGGTGGGGGAGGATTTCATTGCCAAGATACAAAAGACGCTGGTCAGGGGGCACCTGAGGATAACCGGCGACTTAGCGAGGTCGTTCGGGAGGGTGGTGTTCGGGGAAAATCTCGAAGCATTGACATTGAGTATTTATTCGGGCAGCAAGTATGCGAGGATACACGAGAAGGGCGGGATAATAAAAGCCAAGCCAGGTAAGGCATTGGCCATCCCGCTTGACGCGGCGAAGACGGCGGGTGGAGCAAGTAGATATAAATCACCAAAAGAAATTCCCGACTTGGTTATGATTAAGAGGCCAGGAAGACCTCCATTACTCGTCAAACAGGTATCCAAGGGACGAGGTATGAATCGGAGAATAATGGGTATCCCAATGTTCGTCTTAGTTAAGTCGGTAATGATAAAACCTCAACTCGGAATGTTTGACTTGTGGGAAAAAGAGGCAAGCAATACCGCCACCATAATAAACGACGGGATTTCTGAAGTTGTAAAACGATTTTAAGGAGGAACTATGAACGAGAAAATCAAGATTAGGGGAACGGGTTTTGCAGTCCTGACCAATATCAAGACGGGCGAGAAGAGAATCATACCATTAAAGAACATAGTCACGAACGACGGGGACAGGTATTACGCCACCAAGGGCGCGGGCGAGTCCGCATACTTCACGGTGGGCGGTATGAGGCTGGGGACGGGTGTGGATGCGCCAGTGAAGGCCGACACGGACGTTGAGACGTTCCTTGCCGGTTCGGGCAAGGTCATTTACGCCACCTATCCCAAAACGAACGATACCGACCCGGACAACACGGGGGCGGCGGTGGATAGTGTTAGTTGGTGCGTATCCTATGCCGCGGGGGAGGCGACCGGCGATAATATTTCCGAGTTGGCCATTGTGGATAACATAGTTACCCCGACCAAGGCACTGAACCATGCACTGTTTGCGGCGCCATTCAATAAGACGGCGGCCGATACCCTGAAGGTGTTCGTTAACCATAACTTATTGGGGACATAACTGATGGCAAAGACAGTAGGGGAAATCTGGACTCAGTATAGGCAACTGGACATCGGACTGATTGCGCAGAACGAGTCCGGCAGTTTGGGTGAGGACGAGTTCATCCGCCTGCACCTTCTCTGCTGGCTGAGGTGCGAACAGGAACTGATAGCGGGGGACTACCGGATGGACTATGCCGTAGACACGACCGGCAGGATGCGGTCTCAGGAGATACGGGAAAACATAGGCAGGCTGGAAGGATAATATGCTGGAACTTGCGGAAAAGAGGAAAGAGAATAGCAAGACCTACGACCTTGGCGGGGGTAGGTTTGCCACCGATATTCACAAGGGTTCAGTCCACTACAAGGATGACTATGCGGATGGTGAGGAACAGTGGAAGGACATCAATACTACCATCAATGAAGTGGACGGGGCATTAACTGTAAGCAATGCCCCCTATAACCTCACTATTTACAATGACCGGATAGGGTTCAGGATTGATTCCAAGATAGCGGGCTGGATTGAGATTGAGGTTAAAGGAAATCCTAACTTATCAAATAGAACCGTAAATGGCAACCGCATTACTTATATCAATGCCTTTGACGATATAGACATTATCATTGAGGCGAGGAATGAAGGGGCGGCAATCCTGAAGAAAATCAAGGTGAAGGTATCAAAGAAAATCAGGTATAAGATTAAACAGAACAAGGGGGCGAGGCACCATAATGTTCAGGAGTTCCTAAACTGCACCGATGCAGAAGGCAATCAGGTTGAGGCATCGCAGGTCAGGGTGCTGGTGGATGAGAATGGCGATACCGAGACGCACGAACGGGTGGAGGACATAAAGGACAAGAAGATTGACGGGACTGAGCCAGTATATCCCGTTACGGTAGATGTAATTATAAACCCGCAGGTATCGGCAGGCACGGATGACGGGATGGGTTGTTCGGCCACTGGTTTTTGGTATCTGACTCTTGCCTATCTATACCTTGGAAGCCTGTTAGGAAATGAATACGGCACCGCCATCCGTTTTGCTCACGTAAATGTCCCGAAGGATGCAGTAATAGATGTGGCGTATCTTGCCTTCAACGCCTATGGGAGCAATTCAGGGGTTACTTGCAGAGAATATTTCTATGTTGAAGACCAGGACAATCCTGTTACCTATTCCACCCTCGTTAATTTCATGGGCAGGGCTTGGTCCGACATAAGTGTAGCGTGGGATCCCGTTCCGGGCTGGGTGGAAGGCTACCCATACGTTACTCCATCTATAGTCTCACTGGTGCAGAGGATAGTCAACAGGGCAGGCTGGGTAGCCAATAATGCGATGTCATTTGCGGGGGTATCCATTGGTTCTGGTAGCAATGCCTACCGTAGACCTTGGAGTTATAACGGTGCATCTTGGTTAGCCCCGATACTGCATATTGAATATACCTATGGTGTTGCCATCGTCAAGGTGGTCAATGAGACGGAAGGGGTGGTTGACACGTCAGTGAGCAAACTGTTTCGGGCACTCGTGAAGGTGGTGAACGAGACGGCCGGACTGATCGAGTCGGTTGTTAGTAAGATGGGACTGGTCAGGGTAGTTAACGAGACGGAGGGGATAGGCGAGGAGATAGTCGCCGTGGGCGGGACGCCGATATTTGACCTCGTTCCCGAGTTTGAGTATGTCCAGAGGCACAGTTATTCCGTCTTGAAGTCGTCGTTCACGGACGGGGCGGTGATGAGGCGGGCGGTCCACGACAGGCGGATGAGGGAGTTTGACCTGCGGTGGAAGAATGCCACCAGGACGGAGAGGGACAGGCTGGTGTGGCTATATAAGAACAGGCGGGGTAGGGCGGGCATAATGTTCTACGTCCCCGTAGACGAGTCATCCGAGATTAAGGTCAGGTTTTCCGAGGACAGCCTGAGCATTCCCAAGAAACAGCACGGAAACTACGAGATGTCCGTGAAACTTATAGAGGTATTGTAAAAAGGAGGATGGGAAATGAAGTCGTATAATATAGGCGATGTCCAGACGCTTCTGGACGCAGTGCTGGTAGTCGGGGCGGGCGAGTCGGTCAGGGTCCCGTATGCGATGGCCAATCATTCATGGGAAATAAAGGTTACAGGCGAGCCGACAGTTTGTAGTGTGAAACTACAGGGCAGTCTTGACGATGTCAACTGGTATGACCTTGACACGTCGGCGACCACGACCGGGGAACTGAGGCACGTGGCGAACAAGGCGGCCAAGTATGTCAGGGGTAATGTCATCACCCTGACGGACACGGTCAGTCCGGTAGCGACGGTGACGGTAAGATGGTTCCCGGCACAATAGAAGGGAGATAGAAATGGAAACAGTGGTAAGTCCGAGGTCAAAGCCAATCCTCAAGCATAGGGGGAGGAAGAAGGAAATCCTCATCATGCGCCGGCAGGGCGGGATAGGGGATATCCTCAACAGCCGGATGATGTTTGAGGACATAAAGAAGTCTTATCCGGACAAGGGACTGGTCTATGCTGTGCCGGAGGAGTTCATTCCGTTGGTGTCCGACCACCCGTTCATAGACAAGGTGCTTGACTGGGAGCATATTAGCACCATGGGATGGTATATATTCGCCGACATAACAAACAGGTGTGGTGAATACGAGCACCGGCACATGCCGAATGTTGACAAGCACCGGAGCGACATCTGGGCGGAAAGTGCCGGGATAAAACTGACTAACCATAATATGCACATATCGTTCAATGACGGTGAGATTGAGTTTGCGAAAGGCATCCTTGAGGGGATAACAAAACCGATTGTCACCATACAGCCGGTCTCGGCCCACCCGTCCAAGGACTGGCCAATGGATAGGTGGCAGGAAGTGGTAGATATCATAAGCAAAAATTATGGTTTTAGCATAATATGTTTCCATAATAAGGAATTACCAATCAAGAATGTCATAATGATGGGTGGAAATGTCAACCTGCGCGAGTGGATGGCGATAACAAGCCAGTGCGACCATGTCATCACGGTGGCGACGTCAATGTATTGTCTTGCCAATGGACTGCATAAGCCGACCGTGGCGATATTCGGGTGCGAGGACTTGGACATATACGGCAGGTATTTTCCCGAAATGGTTCCGGTGCAGAGGCACAGGAAGAACAGTGACGGGTGGGGCGACTGCCCCTGCTGGCAGGCGTGGAAGGGATGCAGAAAAAATGACAACAAACCCGTCTATCCGCCGCCATGCTTAAGTAGCATCACTGTTGACGAGGTGATGAAAGGGTTTGACAGATGCGTAAAGATGAGCCAAAAATAAAAAGAATATCCTCGGACTATTATAATGAGAGGTATTTTACGGACAACTGGTATGACAATAACTCGTTTGCTTTGGACAATTTATTTCATAGAGAGATTGCGGAACTGTTCGTTGACATTATGAAACCTCTTAAATACGACTCGGTGCTGTCAATAGGGTGCGCCCTTGGCAATGTTATTTACTGGCTGACCAAGATGGGATATGACGGGCACGGGATTGACATCTCGGAGTATGCGGTGAACCATACCCATATTCCGGGCAGGGTTACGCAGGGCGATGTGATAGATGGACTGCCCTACAAGGATGGCATGTTTGATTACGTCTTCTCAAGGGACACGCTGGAGCATATAGCGGAGGAGCATATCCCGAAGGTGATAGCCGAGATGGAAAGGGTGTTGAGGGTGGACGGCGGGATGTTACTGATGCCCGCGAACAACTTCAACGACAAGGAGGTCAAGAAGCAACTGAACTGCGCCGGCCCGAACCACGAGGATGGGAGCCACCTATGCGTCAAGTCGCCATACTGGTGGGCCGAGATGATGGAAAAGCATGGCAAGAAACTGGTGGTCGACTACAAGCGGACGCTCTATGGGATGGCTAATCAGATGGCGGAGAAAAATTCGTGGACGGCATTGGTGGTGAGGAAGACGATATGAACTCATATAAAATTATGAATTCTATTGATAAATGGAAAGATATGGCAGAAGCAATCAACTTTAAGGTCTATTTATATTATGGTGGTGGCTTGGGAGATTTAGTTCACCGCTTATATGATAGTTATTATTTACGGGCATTAAGACATATAAAGAAAGTTTTCCCCAATCTTAAAATTAATTTATTTATTGATACATCAAGAAGTATTGAATCAGCACGGGCATTATTTGAGACTAATCCTTATATTGATGAGATATATATTCAGAAACAAGATTTTACAAATCAAGATATTTACGCCTTTATGTCAAACTTACTCGGAGAGAGAAAGAATAATATCGGGATGTTTTTTCCTGAAATGGATAATGAGATTGTGTTTCAAAGGGTGATTAATAGAATATATGTTTTATTATCTTTTCCGAGAATACGGGCGATTTCTATGGATAGTTTTTTTCAACAAATGAATCTTCAGATAAACGACTTCGATTCAGACGAGCCGAAGATATACCTGAAGCCGGACGAGAGGGAATATGGTGAGAAGATAATAAGGGGCTTGAGGGCGGACGGAAGCAAGGTTGTGGCAGTCCACTTCTTCTCGGGGCAGGAGACTAAGATGGTTAGCCCACAGGCGGCCAAGGAGATAATCGGTTGGCTGGTCACAAAGGGATACAAGGTAATCATAATGGGAACAGGAAAAGAATCTAACCCTGAATCATACAATGGGGATGCAAGGGATATGGTATTAGTCCTAAGGAGTTACATAGGATATAAAAATATTACCTACTTATGCGACGACTCAGGCATAAGGAATAAGATTTCTATCATTGCCAACAGCGACTATATGGTGTGCAACGACAGTGGACTGATGCACGTGGCGTGGTTCTACAAGGTCAAGACGGTATCATTATTGAGTCCCGATACTTTTGACCGATTCCAGAAGAGGGGTGGATATTACTGGGCGATAACGGATGGGATGCCGAACACGAGTTACATCCTTTTTGACAGGGGCAATAGGATGGTTGACGCGGAACTGGTCGGGAAGAGAATGGGGTGCTTGGATGAAAAAGAAAAGGAAAAGGCGGCCAAGAAGGACAAGGAAGCAAAGGGATAATGGACGGAACTACAAGGATGAGAAGCCGGAGTATACGGAGTGGCCGTCACTAAGGCCGATGGGAACGGATAGGTGAAACTATGAAAAAATTCCTGATGATTCACGATATAAGCCAGAAGGAACTGGACGGCAACGATACCAACCTGATAAACAACTTCACCAACTGGGTGAGGTGCTTCACGGACTGGCGGAATACCACCGAGGTCGGAAGATGGGTTGATATGACACCACAGAAGTGCCAGGACTTTGAGTATGTGATGCTCCTGCTCATGACCGACCAGCGGGACGAAAAACTGAACAAGTTTCTTGAGATAGTTACTTACTCACAAAGGACTTATAAGACGATTATATATGTGGACGGCGTGGTCGGGTGGCAGATGAATCCGTTCTCTATCCAGAACAAGAAAAAGTATATGGACATGGTGAGCGCCTCGGACTACATCTTCCACTATGGCCTGCCGGAGAGCGAGGGATACTGGAAGGTGATAACGAGGGGCAGGGAGTCGCACAACATAGACCGCCCCCATCCGGTAGACTTTGCCAAGAAGTCGTTTGACATAGAGCATCCGGTGGCAATAGAATACATCAAGCAGTTCGCCCTGAAAGACAGGAAAGAAATCATAGCGGTTGGCAAGTCGCTTAAGAACATCAACGAGGAGCGGAATGCCATATCATCCCTGTATGTGGCGGGGCAGTTGCAGAAGAAGACGGGCTGGCCGATAATAACCTTCGCAAATAATCCCCTGCCCGATAACGAGAAGAAGGCATATTACAAGGACCTGTGCGACATAGATGAAATCATAGAGATACCCGTTATGCGGTGGAACGACTACATCAAGATACTGGCACTGTGCAGGATAGGGATACACTTGGATTGCCTTGAGACGCGGGGTCAGGTTCCTCTTGACCACGCCTGCCTCAGAGTTCCGATGGTGTGTGCCGGCTCAGTGGCGGGACAGAAGTTATTTCCTTATACATGGCTTAACCACTGCCGGGACATTGACAAGGCGCTGAAGATGGCATTTAAGTTAGTGGATGACAACAAGTTCAGGGACAAGGTGGTAGATTACGCCTATGACAAGGCGGAGGAATACTCGTTTGACAACACGAGGGCAAAACTTGAGAAGATACTGGGGGTGAAAATATGAAATATAATTCCGTTTTTTACGAATCCGATTTGATTGAGTTAAAAGAGCCGGTGGAGGAAATTACGACTCTCAGGAATAAACTTGTTATTGACCAGGGGATGAATATGCCCTGGAGTGTTACGCGCCCGTGGGAATATGCTAAGTTAATTAAGGCAAGCCAACCATTGATTCATCACGGTTCTGTTCTTGATATAGGTTCAGCCAATAGCGTCCTGCCGTTCTACTTCAACGACCGAGACTGCATGGTGCAGGCCTGCGACATAGAGATGCCCTCGGCGAAGGAATTGGATTACTATAAGAGATGCGCCATAGGATACAAGCGGGCTGATATACTGAACCTGCCCTACAAGAAGGAGACCTTTGACTATGTTTTCTCGGTGTGCGTCCTTGAGCATATCTACCCGTTCAAGGATGATGATGATATTGTCAGGGAGACGATAAGGGCGTTCAGGAAGATAGCGAGGGTGCTGAAGCCGAACGGACTGACTGCCCACTCCTGTGATTTCTATGTTAAGGACTTCAACACGTTCAGGACATACCATAGGGAACTACTTTCAAGGATAATACTGGGGTTGGTCGGGACATTCGTCCCGGTTGACGAGCCGGACTACTCGATAGCCGACCCGGTCAAGTATTATATTGAGAACAACACCATCTATGGCAAGCCGGAGGAGAGGGAGGAGAAGCATCTTAAATATTTAAGGGAAGGCAAGGCGCCGGAGAACCTGTTCACCTGCGCCTCGCTGGTATTAAGGAAGGTGGAATAATATGAGCGATTCGGTCAGGGAAGACGTGATACAGAACCTGGTAACGACCCTGCAGGGGGTTACCAAAACTGCCGGATATAACATTACCATAAACCGGGTGGAGCGGATAAAGATGGTCGGGCTGGACATAAGGGAGTTCCCGACCGTCCTGGTAATACCGGCGGATGAGGTGAAGGAGCAGTCTCCGTCCGACAAGTATACCTGCCGGCTTGCGGTGACGCTGGAGTGCTGGATTCAGGAATACGGGGACGTGAGTGCCCAGGTCAACATCCTGCTGGCCGACATAGAGAAGGCGCTGATGGTTGACCACACCAGGGGCGGGGTGGCAGTGGATACGAAACTATTGGGCAACAGCGCATTCTACAACGAGGTAAACAAGCCCTATGGCGGGGTGGAGATAAGGATTGAGGTGCACTACCGGCACAAGTTCAGCGACCCGTATACGGCGGGATAAAACCAAATAAGGAGGTAGGTATGGCGAAGGATGAGAAGGTGGTAGTTGAGACGGTCAATGGCGCCGTCACCGTCTATAAGGACAAGGATGGCAAAATCATTCCGGACCCCAGCCTGGACAGTTCCAAGGCTGAGCCGGACAAGAAGAAGAACAAGGAGGTGAGAGACAGATGATTAGACGAAGATGCCAAGTTGCGGCAAAGGTAGAGACGACCGAGGGCGACGTGATTGCCCTTGCCAATTCGGACGTCGTGAGCAACACCTATGAGGCGGTCTACGATCCGGACGTAAAGTATTTCAAGCGCGACCCGTCGCGGTCCTCTCTTTCGCCCGCGGGCGGACGGGTGGGACAGAGGTCTTCCAAGATAAGTTTTAAGGTTGACCTGCACGGTTCGGGTGCGAAAGGAACGGCCCCGTCCTACGGGACGCTCCTGAAGGCCTGCGGATTCACCGAGACAGTGGTGGCTTCCACATCGGTGACCTATACCCCGGCGTCAACGGCCATTCCGTCACTGACGATGGCGCTCTATCTTGACGGGATAGTCAAGAAGATAAGGGGGGCAAGGGGAACTGTTAGGTTCGTCCAGAAGGTCGGCGAGCCGGTTATGATGGAGTTCGAGTTTACGGGCGTCCTTGATTCCATTGCCACGGGTGCGATGCTGACCGGCGTGACATACTCCTCGGCGATTCCGCCTGCGTTCCTCAATGCGGCGCTGATGATGGATTCCTACGCGGCGGTAATATCCGGCCTGACGATTGACATCGGCAACGACGTTGTCCTGCGGGACGACCCGAACACTGCCGAGGGATACAAGTCGGCGGTGATAACGAAGCGCGACCCGAAGGGGACGATTGACCCCGAGATGTGTCTCATTGCGACCTACGATTTCCTGACGAAAATGACAACGGACGCCCTGGTGGCATTCACTGAGACGCTCGGAAGTGTTGACGGGAACAAGTTCGTCATCACGGCCCCGAAGGTGCAGTATGCGGGGATGAAGGCCGGCGACCGGGGCGGGATTGATACCGTTCCGATGGACCTGATATTCGCCGGAAATTCTGGTGACGACGAGATAAGTATCCAGCAGTTATAATGCTGGATTGAGTTTAGTAAAAGGCAAGAAAGGGGGTAATTTATGCCAATAGCGATTGACCCGGGCAGGGTGGTGGACTACGTGCTTGAGTCGGACAGGAAACTGCCTAAGGAGAAGCAGACCATTTTTAAGGTGAAGGTTCTCAGGGCGACGGAACTGGCACGCCTTCAGGACGAGTTCTCTGTCTTTAACCGTGACGGGAGTTTTACGATAAAGACCGGCTCGAAGGAACTTGCCATACTCGATATGGGGATAACCGGATGGGAAAACTTCAAGGACAGAAGCGGAAAGACGATACCATTTGATGAGAAGAACCAGGACCGGTGGGATGTCCTGAGGCGGGACTATCGGACGGAACTGGCGAACTTCATCACCGAGCAGACGAGGTTGAGCGAGGACGAACTAAAAAACTGAAAATCGGGGCGGGATTCTATGCGGGCAGGCTGAAGTTCAACTGCAAATCCTGCTCCGTGAACGGGCAACTGAGGGCGGAAAGGGGATGCGAGAAAGATTCCGAGAACCCCATCTTTGATGTTGACTGTGTCAGGTGCGGTGGCACTGACCAGAAATGTAAGATATGCAAGGGGTCGGGAATAGAGACTTTTTACAGGTGTCCGGTGAAACTGGTGACGAATGATACGGTGATGATTATGAAATACTACAATTTCTTCAAGAAAGGACACTTGCCGGTAACGGGTGGCCTGCTAAACCAGACCGCAGTTTTTTTGGAATCCATAGAGTTCATTGACCAAGAGGTAAAGAGGTTGCAGGCAACGGAGGACAAATAGATGGCTGATAACCAAAAGACGCTTGAGATACTCCTGCGGATAAGGGACCTGGCCAGTGGTGAACTCAAGACATTCCAGAAGGGGGTCGGGGATGCCGGCAAGACAGTCGAAACAAGTTTTACCGAGGCTGGCAAGGCGGTCAGTTCGCTAAGGAATATGTTCGCATTGTTCGTCGGAGTTCCGATGACGATACAGGGAATTGTCACCGCCGTCAAGACGCTGACCAAGGAAAGCATCTACTATGCCTCGGAACTCAAGAGCATGGCCTCATCCATGGGGATGACCACCGACCAGGTGCAGGTATTTAGAGCGGCCGCGATACAGACAGGGACAGACCTGAACCTGTTCCAGGCCGCGATATTTAACTTATCAAGGGAACTGGACATGCTTAGGAGTGGCAACACCGAGTCAATCCTAAAATTCAGGCAATTCGGAATAACGGTGGATGAGGTGCGGAATGGTTCACTTACACTTTATGATGCCTTCGGCCGGATTGCCAACCGACTTGGAACGGTCAAGGATGAATCAAAGAGGACGGCGGTGGCTCTGGACATATTCAGCAGGACTGGTGCAAGACTGAGTGATGTTTTCAAGGAGGCCGGAGGGGATTTCGGAGCATTCGCCGACAAACTCAGGAAGGAATTTTCCTTCTTGAATAGTGACGCCATTAGTCAACTTGACAGGACGCGGGTAGCGTATGATAAATTCATTGAAGGTCTCAAGGCAAAGTGGCGGAGTTTCGTGGTAGAAGTAGCCGAGAGGGCAAGCGTAGGGAAATCAATCGAGAAGACTGTGGAATCGCTGGAGACCCTGCATAAAGCAATCAATAAAACCCTGTCCGTTCCAGGGGCAATGTGGAGCAACTTTGACTATGCCTTCCTGGCGATGTATCAGGATGCAATGAAACTTGCCAAGGGTGGCGCTGACCTCAATACGGTTATTGTAATGATGAGAGCCAGAATGGACGCCTATGCGGCGACAGGAGACCATGTTGCCAAGATGACCGATGTTGAGAGGAAGGCGTTTGAGTCTGCAAGGGAAGAGATTAACCTCCTATACAAGTCGGTTACCACGGTGACGGAATCTGATAAAAAACTTAACGATGAATTACAGAATACGGATGAAAAACTTATCGAAGTCAATAAAAGTGTCGACGAAATTAACAGGACCGTTAAGGTGGAGATGGCAGATGCCCTATTCACGGCAGGAGGAAATTGGCAGATATACAGAATGACACTTGAGGAAATAAACAGGATACACAGGGAGGACTTCCCCGATGGCATTGAGGCGGTAAACAATGCCCTTGACCAGTTGAAGGTTCAGGAAAAGGCGTATAACTTCAAGGAATCATGGACTTCGGCGATGAATTATGCAACAAACACATCAATCAACTGGGAACAGACTCTTGTTACCGGCATCAACAATGTGCGGGGGGCGATGTCCGACATGATGGTCACGATGATAACGAGGAGCGGGGAGGCGAGGAAGATCTACCAGGAGTTCCTCAAGTCCATCCTCAAGATGATAACCGACATGATGGCACAGAGGGCGGTGGCGAGTTTTATCACGATGATGGGGTTTGGAGCGGCTGGTAAAGTCCTCGGAACATATGAGGCGGCTGGATACGAGGGTGCAGGAGAAGGATTAGGCGAAACCTTTGCAGTAGAGAAGGGTGGAATAATCGGCAGGTTCTCATCATTTCAGCGCGGTGGAATAACATCAGGCCCGACCCTTGGACTCATAGGCGAGGGGATGCAGAGAGAGGCCGTGGTGCCACTACCTGATAACCGCTCCATCCCGGTCAAGTTCGCCGATGGTGGAGGCAGGGCGGTCAATGTAACATTCAATATCATGGCCAATGACACGGCGGGGTTTGATAGCCTGCTGGCCAAGAGGAAGCCGCTGATTACGGGCATGATTGCCGAGGCGATGCAGTCAAATAGGGACTTCAGGCGGAGTATGTCGTAATTAGTTACAGTGAAAGGGATTATACTATAAGGCAAGAAATATGCGGTTTTCAATCGGGACATATCAAATAACTGACATCCGGGCTCGTTTTTGGGGCATTATTGACGCATTACGGGGCATCAGGGAGGCAGGTTTGGATATCCCATTGATTTTGGGAATATTTGAGGGAGGAGCAAGGCAATGCCAATAGACTGCGGTTCCCAGCCGGTTGCCACCATACCGACCAATTATGACGAACTACCAATCGGGACAGAAGGGTCGGCAATAGAAACATTCTTGTGGTTACCGGACTATACCATAGTTACGGAAGAGATGTTCGCCTCAGTGGAGAAGGAGTTCGAGAACGGATGCAGGGTGTCGTTCCCGACCCAGAACAGGACGCGCCGGAGGTTCGAGGTGAACTTCCTCAACCGGGACGAGACGGAGCGGGATGCGATAGCGGAGTTTATTGAAGCAAGGATAGGTGGGGAGGAGGCGTTCTACTTCACGCCGGAGGACGAGACAGTCGCCATAAAGGTTTGCCTTGACGGGGACGGCATATCGATCAGCAAGAAGAACCCTGATATTTACGATTTGAAGGCAGTATTTTTAGAAATTTACTAATATGAAGATAATACCACCAGTCCTCATAACTCAGAAGAATAAACTGTCAATCACGGAACCCTGGGTGCATTTATTTTGTGTCCAGGTAGACGATGACGATGCGATGTATCTGACGAACCACTCGGACGAGATAACATACGACGGGCACACATACAGTCCGTTCCCGGTCCAGATAGGGGAGAGCAGGGAGGACAGCAAGGGCAACCTTGAAACACTGACACTGGCGGTATCAAACATAGACAGGTCGGTAATGGCCTATCTCGAACTGAACGACGCCCTGATGGGTAACGAGGTCAGGATATACCTAATCAACAGGACGGATATGACACAGGCTATTGACCTGGGGACATACCAGATAACCGAGGTGGTGGCGGACAGCATGGTGGCCAGCATAACGCTCGGCCACTGGAACTTCTTCAACATCAAGTTCCCGAGGAACAGGTTCATCCGGGGCAGATGCCGATGGCTATACAAGGGGATTGAGTGCGCGTATTCGGGCGGATACGATTCCTGCGACAAGACGCTTGACGGGGCGAGCGGGTGCCGGGCGCACAATAATGAGCCGCGGTTCGGGGGGTTTCCCGGAATACCGGCCGGAAGGTTCGTGGTGAGATAATGATCAAGACAGAAATAAAATACGACGACCTGATTGGAGTTCCCTTCCTACACAAGGGAAGGGATAAGAAAGTCGGACTTGACTGTCTCGGACTTATTCTTATAGTTTATCGTAGGGAAGGAATAGCGATTGATGACCCTTGCTCAGACTATGATGAGGATTGGTGCAAGAGTCCGGAAAAGGGCAACCCGATACTTGAGAACTACCATGCCAACTGGAGGAAACTGAGGGTATGCGAAAGGCCGGAAGTCCTTGATGCGGTGCTTTTCGGAAGCGAGGTGGACTACCCGATACACATCGGGATAGTGGTCGGCGAGGACAGGGTCCTGCACTGCGCTAAGAACTACGGGGTGGTAATGAGCAGGGTATCAAGGCTGGGGAAGATAATCCACGGCTATTACAGATTGAAAGAACTGGACAAGAAAGATGATTAGGCTAAAGACCGTAAGGAATATTTTTGAACTGACCGGAAGGAAGTGCCGGCATATTGAATACAACCCGAGGCAACCGATTTCCTCATACATACCGCAGGAGTTCCTGAGCCTCGGCCAGGGGATAAGGATAGCGTGGAACCAGAGGCCGGTCGGACTGGACAGGATTGATGGGATAGTCCCCCAGGATAATGACGAGATTATGGTGGTGGTCATCCCGCAGGGTGCGGTGGGGGGTTTTCTTCTTCAGGCAGTTATTATACCCTATGTCATCGGTCGGGTGGTCGGCGCACTGATGGGCGACCCGGCCAAGTCATCCGCCCCGGCATACAGCACGTCCAAGGAGTTTTCTGATTCGGTGTCATACGGCTGGGACGGGATAAGAAACACGGTGAATAATGGCCAGCCGATTCCGGTGGTCTATGGCCAGCACAAGGTCGGAGGACAGGTGGTGCAGTTGTTCAGCCGGACGCCATCCAGCAACAAGAACAAACTCTACATGCTCATCGCACTGGCCGAGGGGTGCATACAAGACATTAGCGGGCTTACGGGCGAACAGAACAACCTTACGGGAGGAAGCATCCCGTCCGGCATAAAGATAAACGGCAACGCAGCATCGCAATACAACGGGGTCTATGTCTCCACAAGAATAGGGGCGAACAACCAGTCTGTCATATCGGACTATAGGAATGTTACGACCAACGTCTACCAGGGGGTGACGCTGACATACGGGGTGGCCATCCAGAGAACGACAACTGGTGAGATAGAGGCATATGACATAAACCTCAACTTCCCATCAGGGTTGTATAAGGTGGAGGACGACGGGGGATACGCATCCAAGTCGGTTATATTCTCGGTCAGGCACAAGAAGTCAGGCGGGGCATGGTCGACGCCGGTAACATTTACCGTGTCCAATAAGACCCGTTCCGAGGTTAATTACACCTACCGCAAGGACGACCTTGAACTGGGAATATACGACATAGAGATAACGAGGACGACGGCGAACGACGGCGCGTCAACGGTGAGCATATCGGTATGGGAAAGCCACAATGAGATAACCTACGACGACCTGACATACCCGAACGTGGCGCTCCTGGCAGTGAGGGCGCTGGCGACCGACCAGTTATCCGGCGGGACACCTACGGTCACCTGCATTGTCAAGGGGAAACTGGTCTGGGTATGGAATGGAGACACCCCGCCCACGTTCACACAGGCGTGGAGCGATAATCCGGCCTGGTGCCTGATGGACCTACTGACCAATTCCAGATACGGCCTGGGGCAGTATGTCAATGTCGGCGACCTTGACTTGCAGTCCTTTAAGGATTTTGCGGACTACTGCGATGTCCATGTGGACGACGGGGCGGGCGGGATCCATCACAGATGCACGCTCAACATGGTCTTTGACGGGACGATGTCGGCCTGGGATGCGGTCAACCTGATATGCGCCACGGCAAGGTCGTCTCTGATAAAGTCCGGAAAGAAGATAAGGGTCAAGATTGAGAAGGCGGAAAGCCCGGTGCAACTGTTTACGATGGGGAATATTATTAAGGATTCCCTAAAGATAAAATATGTGTCAATCAGGGACAGGGCGAATTTTCTTGAGGTGCAGTTCCTCAACCAAAACAACGACTATGAGCAGGACATAATATCAATAGACGACCCGGACGCGTTCTCGGCGGGTGAGGACCTCCGCAAGGAAACGGTATCATTATACGGGATAACCCGTCCGGCGCAGGCATACCGGGAGGGTCTGTTCCAGATGCGGGTCAACCGCCATCTCAAGCGGATGATAGAGTTTGAGGCGGGGGTTGATGCGATAGCCTGCGAGCCGGGGGATGTAATAAACTTTCAGCACGACCTTCCCGAATGGGGGGAGGGCGGAAGGGTGGTGTCGGCAACGGACGGGGGCGTGGTGCTCGACCGTCCCGTCACCATAGGGGGAAGGACATACCGGGTCAGGGTGAGGCTGAGTGACGACACGCAGGAGGAGAAGACGGTCAGCAATGGTCCGGGGACTTACACCTCGCTGTCGATTGTCGGCTCATGGACGACCATTCCCTCCGAGAATGACGTGTATTCCTTCGGTGTGGTATCGGTTCTCGTCAAGCCGTTCCGGATAACGGAGATAACGAGGGCGGGCGACCTAACAAGGAAGATAACGGCGATAGAATACAACGCCCTTATTTACGATGATAATTTCGGAGAACTTGAGGATATAATCTACACCCAACTTCCCGACCCGCAGAAACTTCCGGACGACATCACCAACCTTGAACTGAGCGAGAGGGTGATGGTGCTTAATGACGGAACTCTGAAAAATGTCATAGACATAAACTTCACGATGCCGTCCCAGAATGAGGTGTCCTATGCCGACGTCTACTGGCGGGAGGACGGGACGGACTACTGGGAGTATGCCGGCTCGTCCAAGGATGGATACCATGTGATACAGGACAATGTGTCATACGGTATTACCTACGAGGTGGCGGTGGTGAACGTGTCGATATACGGGACCAAGAAAGACCCGGACGATGCCCCGTCCGATACCATAGGGATACAGGGGAAGACCGACAGGCCGTCCAATGTCACCGGACTGACCGGCTCAAGGATTGGCGACGTCCTCTACCTTGAGTGGACTGCCATAACCGAGAAGGACTTCCTATGCTACGAGGTGAGGGTGGGAGGAGAGTGGAACAGTTCAGTGGTGTTAGGGGAGGGGGTCAGCGAGAACAGGTTCCAGACTGCCAACTTCTCGCCCGGACTACAGACCTTCATGGTCAAGGCCAAGAACACATCCGGACTATATTCGCTGACGCCAGCCCTCTATATCATGGATGTCGGGGACAGGATAAATCAGAACGTCGTGATTGAGAGAGACGAGAAGGCGCTCGGATGGCCGGGCGTCAAGACGGACATGACGGTTGACGGGGACGGGAACCTGTTGCTGGACGAGGGCGAGTTAACCGGCCAGTATGAGATGCCGGTGATAGACGTCGGTAACATCCTGACATCAAGGGTATACATAGACTACCTCGGGACGCAGGTCGGACCAACACCGGCGTGGGAGGACGCCACCTTCACGTGGGAGTCGGCCGAGGCGATTGCGATGACATGGGCTGGGCCGGCAGGGGACGTGATGGCATCGTCGGAGATAAGTTTCAGGACATCGCTGGACAACATCACGTGGACGGACTGGAGGGAGTTCGTGGTCGGCGAATACCAGTTCCAATACCTGCAGATTAGGGTGGATGTAACCACGAGTGACATTGACTATTTGTTCAAGATAGAGAAGATGAACACGATGGTAGACGTGCCGGACGTGTTCGACTCGGACGAGGATGTCGTGCTGGTGGCTGGGGCTAATGACATATCGTTTGCCAAGACATTCGTCACCATTCCTGCAATAGGTATATCGATTCAGGACGGGGCGCAGGGGGACTATTACGGAATAATAAACAAGGCCAGCACGGGATTCAGGATAACGGTCTACGACTCGGCAGGTGTGCCGAAAATTTCGACCGTGGATTGGGTTTGCAGGGGGTATTAGCGGAGAATCTTATAAAGGAGATTAAAAATGAAGAAGGAAGCAATCGGAAACATCCAGATATGCGATAGTGAATCCTTAAAAGGAAACCTTGCCAAGCAGTATGAGGCGGTAGTGATATTGTCAGACACAATCAGGACTGAGCAGTTGCCCAAGGACACCAGGTTGCCACTCCTGATATTTTACAAGCCAGCGCCGGCCGAGAAGTGGAGCGACAGGATGCAACAGGAACTCTGCAGTTTCATACTGTCCAAGTCGCAGAAAGGGAACGTCCTGATATGTTCGGACAGTGGGGACTCAAGGGCGGTGGCGGCGGTAATCAGGGTGATGGTAAAACTTGGATTCACCAAGAAGGATGCTACCAGGATAATCAAGGAAAGAACCGGTTTTGAGCCAAAGAAGGAAATAATGGATTCGCTTCCGGAGACGGACAACAGGAGTATGATTACCGTCCTAAAGGAAACGCTCGGAGGCAATAAGGCGATTGACGCCACCATATTCCACCTGAAGAAAATTGGATTTACTGACAAGGAACTGACAAATATAAAAAAGGAGTGAAACATGTCGCAGACTTATACTGACATCCTATCAACGGACACGCTCTCGGACAGCAGACAGAACATACTGGACAGGGACGATGCATCCAGGAGTTGGTTCTTGGGGGCATCCGAGCCGACCGTGATGATGGCGGGCCAGCCGTGGATTGACACGACCCTCGGCCTCATCAAGGTCAGGAACTCTGGGAACACGGACTGGGTTGTGATTGGAGACTATGCCACGGAACTGGGGCACCTCCCGCTGACGGGCGGGACGATGACGGGCAAGATAACGCTGGATGGTAACCCGACCGTAGCACTGCACGCCGTCCCGAAGCAGTATGTTGACCTATTCCTCCCGCTGACAGGTGGGTCACTATCCAACTATCTTACTCTGCATGCCGACCCGAACTCGGCGATGAAGGCGGCGACCAAGCAGTATGTTGATGCCTCGGCGGGGGCGGTAGTTCCGAGCGGGACGCCGATGGTGTTCGTGCAGGCGACGGCACCGGTTGGCTGGACGCAGGACACGAGCCAGAACGACCGGATGCTGAGGGTGGTGAGCGGGGCGGGGGCGGGGATGGGCGGGACAGTGTCTCCCATTACATTAAGCCATGACCATGGTAACACTGGAAATGAGGCATCGCATACACATAATAGGAACAATCATACGCATAACTTGGCTGAAAGTTCTGCAACCTCAAATAAACAGGCAAGTGGAGAATATATTTACTATAATAACTATGATGATTACCTGAAGGCAGGACCATTGGCAACTCAGACTGGATATAATTCTTATAAGATAAAACGTTTCACTGAATCCGGTGGTAGCGGTAACACCGGAGTCGGGACATCACATAGTCACACAATAGCCAGTGCGACAATCGTTCCGTATTATTGGAACTGTATAGTTTGCACGAAGGACTAAGGAATTAAAAAGGCAGGAAAGGGGGATAGGAAAATGGAAGTAAAAAAGGTTTGCCCCTTCGGGGGCATGTGCGAGACGGCCAGGAAAGATGTGATGACAAGGTGCCACCTCTACACTAAACTGATGGGCAAGGACCCGCAGACGGGCAAGGACATTGAGGAGTGGGCTTGTGCCCTGGCGTGGTTGCCGACACTGCTGATTGAGAACACAAGGGAGAACAAAGGAAGTCAACTGGCATTTGAGTCTTTCAGAAACGAACTCACCAAGACAGCGATGATACTGTCGGCGAATATCATCGGTTTCACCCAAGGGCTTCCTGGGCTGGTTAATGAGATTAAGAGGCTGAGGGGTGAGAATATTATTGACATCCGCCCGCCAAACTCTACGGCACAGGTCAGCGGTTCCGAATAAACGAAAGGAGAGGCAACAATGATGTCAACGGAGGACAGAACTTATCTTGAGGGAAAGTTCAGCGGAATTGATGACAAGATAGACAACAATCGGGAGTGCATCTTCAGGAAACTGGATGACCAGCGAAAAGAGACGGCAGACATTATTAAGAACGAGATTGCCCAGCACTCCGACAACCCGTGCAAGAACATCGTCACGCATGATAAGGACAGGCACGAGGGGATGATGCTGAAGGTTCTGGTGCTGATAGGGACGGTCATTGCCACCATCTTCGCGGTGTCGGAACTGATAGGGAGACTTGGCAAGTAACTTGGTGGGAGGTGAAGGCAAATGTGGTATCCGATTATTGCGGTGTCAGGCATAGTCATCCTGTGGATTGCCATATCCGTAATAACGCATATCCGTCGCAACAGGACGAATTGGTATGAGATAAATTATTATCGCAACTGGAATAGGAGAAACAAAAAGGGAGGTGATAAAGGCATATGAGACAGATTAGAATAGTATTGATTTCAGTTTTACTCTGCGTCGTTATGCTTGCCGGATGCAGGTTCGTCCGTGCCGTATATGACGGTGTCATAGGCAACGAGACCGAAAGCACCAAGGCGGCACAGCAGATTAACAGTGCGGCTGACAACACCATCAGCGACGCCAAGGCGACCGGAAAGATTGATACCGAAAAGATACTCGCCCTTGTCCAGATGATGAAGGACTATCAGACAAAGACTGAAAGCGAAAAGCCGAATTACCTTGAACTATTCGGGACGATGGTCGGAATAGGTGTCGGGACATATCTTGGCACAAGAAAAGTAAGGATGTCAAAGATAGGAACGGTTATAAATTCAATTCTGTCACTGGGTGGGAAGACTGAAACCAAGAAAGCATAACTAATAAGGGGGAAATTCCTTTCTTGCCTTGCTTGCGAGGCGGGTGTCCCAAAGATGCCCGCCTCACCCCTTTCTTGGTTGCACTATATCTACGGCTTAGGGGCTCGCATTTGCGAGTCCCTTTTGCTTTTTATGTCCCTTGCCAATTATGCCTCTTTCTGAAACCCCCTTATAACCCACCTAAACCTACCCCAAACCCCTATAAAATATATTTGCATAATTTTTATATTTTTCTTGACAAAATCAGATAAATTTTATATATTATATGTAGATGACGAGGATAAAATTAAGTAATAATAACAAGGCAAGCCGGAGTCCCACCGGAGTCCCATCACAGCGGGACAGACTCGTCATCTCTCCGGCTTGCTCTATTAAAAGGAGGTGAGTAAGATGGATATTTTTAGATGTGAATGCGGCAGTCAATACCAACCACTTAATAAAAGCCAGCATCTCGCTGGCAAAAAACATCAAGCCTGGGAGGGGCGAAAAAATCTTATCGCTACGATACACGAAGCAACCGGCGTGCCGTCAACGTGGATTAACAGTCGTCTGAAAAAGGGATATGCCCCAAATCAGGATTGGCGAAAACTATATGAAAATTTCTCAAACAAACAAGCCACAGAGTATTTTTCCGGAGACGAAACAGAAGCCTTTGCGGAAGCACTTGACGATTTCCGAGAAGGAGGTGAGTAAGATGAAAACATATCTAATAGATGGTATCTGTGCGATAATCAGATTGACCAGCCGACTAAATTGCAAAGTAATAACAAAGTATTTCTGCGGGCAGTTACTAAATTTAACCAGATGCAAATATTAGGTAATAAAAGGAGGTAAACAATGCTAAACTGCACGAATGAGAATCATAAAAACTGCTCCGGACTAAGAGGCAACTGCTCCGGACTAAGGGGCAACTGCTCCGGACTAAGAGGTGAAATCTCCGCTTGCCTCTGGCTATGGAAATTCCCAATCGTCAAGATAGAGGGGGAAATAAATACTATCTGTGTTGGCTGTATGCATTTTACAAAAAAACCTACATACGAAGAGGTTAAAGCATACTGCACTAAAGAAGAATACAAAAAACTGATAGCAATTTGGAAGGCGTTAGAAAAGATTTCCGTTATTAATTAAAGGAGGTAACTAATGCTAATAAAACAATCGTTAGTAAGGAAGATGTTTAAGTCGTCTGGTCAGCGGACACCAACCGGTTTTATAGACTGGCTCAACCTAATAGTTACTGCCACGGTAGAGCAGACGGTCAAGACTGGCGGTCCCTGCCTATCCGATATCAGGGGAGTATCCACAAGGACGGGCAATATCGTCTATGGCAGGCATTTGGATGAGGCGATAAGGAGACTGGAGAGGGATGGACAGGATATTAATAGTCCCGGGTTAGCAATGGCGAAGGCCCGGGAAGTAGCGAAGGAGGTAATCAATGCTTAACCTATGCCTTCTGACTTGGTGCTTTCTGTTTATGATTGTAATTAGGGAAATATTAGGGAGATGAAAGGAGATAATATGTATTATACACAACGACTGGAACTGATGATTGTCAGGGAGAAAACGAACAATCCCGCCTTTGTCACCTCGCCGAAGGAAATCTACCAGTGGGTGAGGCGGCTGGAGGATAGTGACAGGGAGAAGATGATTGCCATCTATCTTAATGCGGCCAACAAGGTTATCGGATACCATGTTGTCTTTGTCGGCGCGACATCGAGTTGCACGGTAAGTCCGCGGGAGATTATCAAGATGGCGATTATGGTTAATGCCACCGCACTGGCGATTGCCCATAACCACCCATCGGGCCAGGCCGAGCCAAGCAGGGATGACAAGAGGTTTACCGATGACATGAAGACTGCTTGCAAACTGATGGGAATATCTTTCCTCGACCATCTTGTGGTGGGCGATAAGGGTTTCTACTCAATAGAACACGAGAGAGGTGAGACTTATGAATAAGGAGGGTAAAATGGGTGAACTAAAGAAGATGACAGAGAACCGCAAGTTTGAGGGCGGAAGGCTTCTTCTTTCGTCCGGAGTGAGCAAGACGGTT